AACCACCGGCGCGGCACTCGCTTTCGTCTTCGTGGTTGTCACCGGTGGCGGCGCTTCCACGCGCTCGAAACAACTCCCCGGCGCGTTGGCAATGTTTGCCTCAATGGCCGCCTTCAGTTCCGGCGACAACATGACTTCCCATTCGGCAATGTCGCGGGCCGGCACTGGCACATCAGCCACCACGAAAGCGCCGTTGCCGATGTATTTGTAGACAATGTCTGTGTTCATATCTTTTCTTTCCTTACCAACCCCTTTGCGTCCACGTCAGGCCACAACACCGCATCGCCTTCGATGTGGCCGCACAAGACGCCGGTGTGCGTGAATTGCGGTATGCCGTAGGCGATGCAGTCCAGCGAAAATGCCCAGTCGTCAGCGTTTGCGCCGAATCTGTCCAGGCGAAAGGCGATTTTTGCCAGCACATCCCGGCGGATCAACGTGCAGCCCATGCCGACACCTTGCGTCTCGATAGCTTGCGTGCCGTCGCCGAACCAGCGGCGGGCGTAGTCGGCATCAGCCGAAACGAACTCATGTTCGGTCGGTGTCAGCCGTGTCAGCGCCAGCCACTCATGCGGCGCACCACGGCTGACATACAGGCTATAGGCGACTGGTACATCTAGCGCCGCTAACTTTTGCAACGCATCGGGCGGTATCACCATATCCGCCTCCACCAGCAACAGCGCATCGTAGCCACCTTGCAGCACCATTGCCCGTGCCTGGTTGTGCTTGTCGCATAGGTCGTAAAACTTGCCCATGCGGTTGGGCGTGTCATTGCGGCCGTAGACAACGGGCATAGCGTAGGGCCACACTAGATTGTCGATGCTGGCGGCGGTGAGAGGGCGTAGGCGTGGCTGCGTTGGATTTAGTGGCACGTAGGTCAGGACGCGCATTTGTACGCCACCTCCAGCAATGACGGTTGCACCGTCTGCGCTTGTGTTTCTATGCGCTGCCGTGTGCGATTTACCCACCGTTCGGACAAGTCGCAGCCGATGAAGCGCCGCCCTAGCTTGACGGCTGCAACGCCGGTTGTTCCGCTGCCCATGAATGGATCGAAAACGGTTGTGCCTTGCTTGCTACTGGCTTTGACGATATGTTCCATTAAACTTAGTGGCTTTTCACAGCTATGCTTGCCCGCATAGGCTCGCGCCGTGGGAAATGTCCACACGTCGGTATAAGGTACGTCAGCCGACACAGTGAACGGGCGGCGTAGTTCCTCGTACTCGGTGCGTAGTTCCTCGTAGGGGCGCTGTAGGTACTGCCCGCCGTGGTTGCGATTGCTGAATATTTGACGCATTTTCTCGTATTGTTCGGGCAGTGGTAACTTCCATTGCACCTGACTAAAGAAGTGCGAGTCATGTCCTGTCATGCCTAAATCGGCAATGACGAGACGGTGAGGAACCCCCGCCCGCTTGCGTTCCCCATCCAAGTACGCCCGCAGTGGTTCAAACACGAAGCCGCGCAATTCGTCGCATTTGGCAGCATAGCCCGCCTCACCTTTGGCGATGTTGTCAGCGCCGTAGTGTTCAGCGAAGATGATGCGCTCGGAGTCGGCAAAGAACTGGCGCAATATTTCCTTGTCCGCCAGGTTTGCCCATGTCCCACCTTCTTTTTTCCACACGATATGATTCAACACATTGAACCGCTCCCCCACCGTCACTTCCACCCGCGCCGCCATGCGTGGACTAGCGAATAGGTACAGGCTACCGTTCGGCTTGAGGATGCGGGCAAACTGTGCCAGCGCCGTATCAAGCCATGCAAGGAAGTCGCCCGCCGTCTTGTGCTGCCGATCCCAGGCTTCGTCCATTTTTACGCGATGGTAGGGCGGATCGGTGGCTATCAAATCAACAGAATTGTCGGGCATGGTCGCCATGTATTCAACGCAATCGCCACAATGCAACGTGTAGCTCATGCCACCACCTTGTACGCCACCCCGCTAATGTCGGTTTCGTTGTACATGCGAATATCGTAACTCTTCAGCTTGCCGGTTGCATCAAACAGGTATGACATTCCATCGGGCATGATGCGCCAGCAATCCACCGGAAACCTGTGCAACGGGTAGTTGGTATGCGTGATGATCGCCAGCATACCGCCAGGACGCAGCACTCGCACCAACTCAGGAACCCACAGCCAAATGGCCTGTACATGCTCCATCGTGCTACCGCTGATCACGATGTCATAGGCGCTATCATCAATCGGGAACCGGTACGGATCGGGCGCTACAATGTCAACGTTGGGGCCGGCGGCCACATCCAAGCCCGTGTAGCGCCACCCCAGATAGTTGGCAATCGGGCGATAGGTGCCATTAACGTCAGCGCTACCCACGTCAAGCACATGGGGGACATTGCCTTGCCATGTTTTCAGGATGCGTGCCATCTCACGGAATGAAGCGTCGTGCATTACGACTCGTTTACCTTGACTGTAACCTCAATCCGCACACCAAACAACGTAGTCGTGTTGTACTGTAGCGGCAAGAAACGGTAGTTCAGCCCCTGTCCCCCGGTGGTATCCCACACGATATGAGACACAGCGCCGCCCAGCGTTTGATCGGCTTTCAGCACGGCGAAAGCCCGATCCGGCCAGGGTTTGGCAGCGTCTACCGTTTCGGGTAGATACTGACGCGCCAGGTAGATGTCAGCTACCAGCCGGTGCAAGCTGTAACCGCCGGACGCGGTATAGTACATCACGCCACCGGTGCCATAAACAATCAGCGATGGAAATTCGCTGATGCTTTCAGGCGGATCGGCGTAGGTGCGTGTCAGCCCGGTCATGGTTGCCAGCCTTGTGCGCAGGCCATCAATGGCAGCGTCTAGACTCATAAGCTTGGCCCCCTCGGTCGTAGCAACGCCAATACCTGTTTCGGGATAGACTCACTATAAACAAGCTGCCCCATTTCCTGGTTGGCGGTGGCATCCTGCAACGCGCTTTGATAGCGCTTCAGCAACCATCCCGCCCACATGGCGCACGCCTCAGCAACGTTGTCAGGTACGGTCAGCGAGTAGCCAAACTTGCCGACAACGATGATTTCGCCATCATCATAGAACCCCCAGGCGTACCCCGCGCTGCTGACTAACTCTATGGTGTGCTTGCGTGGCTCATTGCGTGGATGCAATCGGTACGCGTTAGACGGAATGATAACCGTATCACCGTTGGTCAATGTGGTCACGGACAAGCAAGGCGCGTCCAGATGTAGCCGCCCGCGATGGATGGCGTCGTAGCCATAGTAGCGAGTAGTATCCGCTGCTACGGCAAAGCCGCCCGCCGGCAGGTTGTGCAGTTGATCTAGCCGTTGCGACACGGCGGCGATCAACTGTGTAATGCCTGCATCCATGCTGGTGCTGGCAATGTCGAGCCGTGCCGCGTCGCGCACGTCACCCGGTGTGCAGTAGGCGGTCATGCGTTATTCCTCGGCAGTTTTCTTGGGGCGCCCGCGCTTCGGCTTGGGCGCATCCTCTACCGGTGGTTCCTCTGTTGGTGGTTCCACGACTATCGCGGCGCCCTCCGCAACGATATTTGCCGCCGCACCATCATCGAATTCGATAATAGTACCAGCTTCGTAAAATATCTCTCGCGTGAGTTTGCCGCGATAGCCGCGACTGAATTGAATCAGCATTAGGCGAATGTGATCCCTACCGGCGTACCAACAACCCACCAGTCACCGGCATACGCCTCAACGGTAAAATTATTGCCTTTTGCCGCGCCAAACGTACCGACATCGCTGGCCGTACCGCCATCGTTCGTGCCAATAGTGGTGACCGTGACGGTGTGAGCAAAAGCCGTGGTACTCATGAACGTGATGCGCACGCCATCATGAGTACCAGAGGTAGGCGCGGCCAAAATGTAGGCTCCACCACTGCCCTTGGTGATGTAGACGGTCTTCTCGCCACGGGCGGGAATACTAACAGCCCCATTCGTGCTGATGGCTTCCACGACCCGACTAACGTCACTGCTATCGGTGCTACCCATTTTCAGGTTGTACAATGCAGACATAGCAACCTCCTATTACAGCGTGACGTTGTAAGAAATCGCACTGGCTTCCGTGTCCCGGTAGACCATACCAACGCGCATCATGCCGACAATCACTGTGCTGTCGCTGATGGCGTCGCGCTGAACTTCAAACGTCCAGTTGCGCTTGTAACCCAGGCGCCATTGATCCCAGCGCACGGCCAGAATGCTGCCGGTCGTGTTATTGCTGGCGGTATCCAAGTCAACCTTGCCGGCAGTATTCGCCTTCAGCCCATAAGTGGCATCCTGGTTGGCACGGTGCATGTTGTTGGTCACAAGCACGTCATGGCCGTAGATACGGCGCAACAGACCCTCTTCGATGGTTGGCATCGAGTAGACATCCTGCGTCTTGAGTTCGGCCAGTTCCAGCGATTTCCAGTGCGTGAACATATCGAGAATAAAAGCGACGCGGCTTTTATCGACGGCGTTCTTCCCACCCAGCCCCATCAACTTGATGGTTTCCAGGTAGTCCTCAATCGTCAACGTACCAGCGCTGCGACTGTTGGCAGTGTTGGTCACAAGCGCCAACTTGCGGAAGCCGTCGAACAGCAGGAACGCCTCATTGCCGGCAGGGGTGCCACCGATGTCATTGATGTTGGTTGTGGCGCCGGTGGCGGTGTCGCCGTCGATGACCACATGTTCCAGCACCTCGGCGCCTTCCGCGATCAGGTCGCGGCGCAGTTCGGCAATCCACGGGATGAGCGAATCTTCTTCAAGTTCGCCGGAATAGTTGACAGCGGCGCCCAGCTTGGAAACGGTCAACGTCTTGTTGGTCGTCCCCATGCGGCTGGTGGTCACAGTCGGGGTAACACGGCCAGGGTTCGCATCCTGAGCGGTCGCCTGCGCAACCTTGTAGAAGGTCGGGCTGGTGGTGTTGACCGGAATCACAATGGATTCACTGCCCTGCGGCACAATCACGGTGGGGATGCGGCTGACAATCTGAGTTTGCAGACGAATCTTGTCCCAAAGTTGGGTACTGTAGGTCACGCCGATCCACTCGTCACCGAAACTGGAAAGCGTTGAGTAGTTCAACTCATTCGCCTTCATGGATTTAACGGCATCAGGCATAGCGCTCTTGGCGGCATTGTAGCCGGCGTCTTTGCCCTCGGCGGAATCCAGCAAGCGAATGGCAAGCGCACGGCGCAACCCATCAGAAGTGCCTGAACTCTCGCGCCCGTCGATACGCATACCCTTGGCGCTGTTCAGTACGCCGGACATAAACGCCAAGTCTTCGATGGATAACCCATCGTATTTGGCCTCAAACTTGGCAACATGCGGCGCACCACCAGGCAGGCGGCGGGCTTCGGCGGCTTCAGCCTTAGCAGCATCTGCGGCGCTCTTGGCGGCATCCAGTTCGGCTTGCATCGCCTCACGGGTGGCCTTGACGGCGGCATCGGCGGCACTCTTGGCCGCATTCGTAATCTCGGCTTGGCGATCAGCCTCGGCCTTTGCGGCGGCGTCGCGCTGGGCGAATGCCACATTGACAGACTGAGCAACAAGCTCTGCAATCTGATTCTGTTCCATCTTCGTAACTCCTGTAGAAATGTCTTGTTGAGTGTCCGTCCCATTCGCTTTTGCCGATGCCCGCCCTTGTGACGATGTACGGTCGCCACCTATAGCTGCATCCTCTGGCGTCTGCGCAGAGTCGGTAAATATGTCATCAGGCAGGGTCAAACCCGCCTGGGCATAAACTGATTTAAGTACGGGCAACGCAACGGCGTATTGGTTCGCCGGTTGGCGCTTGCCCACGGCATCAAAAATGCTCAATTCCGCAACCGGCCAGTGGGTAATGTGGCCGTCGCGCTCTTTGCGCACCAAGTGTGTGATGCTGCCAGATGAAGCGCGAGCAATGCCTTGCTTGGCGGCATTCCAGACGCGCTGGGCATAATCGTTCGCCTTATCCAAGATGACCTTGAACCAATGGCCTTTGCTGTCGGTACGGTCATACTTTGCCATGCCGATAAACTGCGGTTCACTGGACGGGTGGCCGGTTTCGTCGTAGCCGTGGTAGTAGACCGCTGGCACGGTGGCATACTGTTTGGCATAGATGTTCGTTTTCTGGCTGAAATATTCGCCGTCGCTGTCCTTGCCGCCGTTTGGGCCGCCAAACGGCACGCCCAGCACTTCAAGCGCCCATTCGCCATCGGATTTGATGGCACGCACCATACCGATGATCAGCGGTTGCGATCCGGTGGCGTCTAAATCAAATCCCTTCGCCGCCCCGCTCACTTCGATTTCAACTGTCACACCACCTTCACCCTCGCCATCAGCGTAGTCATCGCAAACCATATCGTCACCGGTCGCAAAGCCGTGCGCCTTGCACATGCCATCGCTATAGGCTTTGCACATCCCACACGATTTGTCACCATCGGCGGATCGGTAGTTTGGCGCGTCCATTCCGGCCTTGGCGGTGCGATCTACGTAGTCGGGAACGGTGGGCGCTTCGTCCGTTTCATTTGGCTCAAGTTCCATTGACGTAGAGACAATAGATTGCGCCGCCTTGCGCATATCCCGAATCCGTTGCCGGTCGCTTCGGTTGTTGCGATTACCTGCCTTCATGCCTTCGTCCTGCTCTCGTAAAATGCGATTCGCCCAAGTTCGCCCAGCATCGCCGCCCCAAAGTTGCCAGGCAATGTAACCAGCGGTTGGGCCACCGTCGCCTTCTTTTTCACCAGCGCCTCGGTTCTTCTCGTGGCGGCTGAAAAAGTTAGCCATGCGCTGGATCGTGTCCAAACTCACAGCGTCACCATTCGCCAAATTTGTCGCCCGTTGCACACCGCTGCCAATGCCCTGTTCGCTGGCTTCAGCATTAGACAAGCCACCGCGCCCCCACTCTTTTCGGAGGTCAAGCCCGCGGCGGGCGGCGCTGCGAACGTTTTGCGGTGGTACAAATGAATCAGCCATAGTTAGAAAAATGAACAAAAAAAGCGGCGTAACCAAACCGGATTTCTCCGATCTAATTACGCCGCTGGTCAAGTAAGACGGTTAGACGTTTAAGATATTTTGTTGCGTTCAGTATATCACAACTTTTGCAAAAATGCTATAGTGAGTTTTTAGGTTATTCGCCTACTCACCACCGCCTCAAACAGCCGCCGCGCCGTTGGCTCTTGCTGGTCGGCAATGTCATCCGTTGTAGGCCATCTGCCCCGGTGTTGCTCCGCCTGATCTTCCGGCCCCATAACATACGGCCCATAGGCCCGATTGCCCCTACGTGACCGTACAGCATTGCCAAGCACGCCGGTAACGGCATTCGTGGACGTGCTAATCTCAAACGTCCAGTGTCGCCCCAGGTCGCCGGTACGTGTGTACGTCGGCACGGATGGCGGCGCGTACAGAGTGTAATTGCCCAGGTGGTCAACCAGGTGGGCGCATACAGCTTCGACGCCATCGTGCATGATGTCCTGCATGTCGATGCGGTGTAGGTCGGTGCGGTCGCGAAAGGTAATGTCGATCATACAACCCTCTTCCAGACATCAACCGTGTCTATACTACGATTAATCGAAGCCCTCTACAACTGGAACGGGTGTCAACCAGCAACGACAGCGCGGGTGCAGCGGTGGCATAGCGCCGGCCCAACCTGCCTGAACATCGGCGGTGGTTTGGTTGAGCGGCCCGCATTGCGGACAGGTGCGCTCATCACCCACAGCCTGCCAGCGCATTTTCTTGATGATTCGGCTATTTCGCCATGCGGCCCGGTTGCCCTCGGCATAGGCTCTAGTAATCTCCGTGGTCGCGATCATCTCGGCGCGCAGCCTGCCAAGCGCCGTCCTATCCAACTGTTGCACCAACTGGCGATAGCTCAAGTTATTGCGAATCCACTCACCAAAGATAGTACGCAGCGCATTCTCTGTCGTCTGCGTCATCGTGTCGAGTAATGCGTTAGCATAACCGTCGCCCAACCCTATCCCAAGCTGGCCGCCGCCTGTCACCCATTGCAAAGCGTTGACATTGATCATATCCCAGTCAACACCGGTCACGCTGACGGCCTTTGTCACGCCAAGCAGATATTCCACCTGGCGCTGGCCCACATCAGCGCCCAACAACACGCCATCGGTGAGCATGTCCACCAGGGCATCACGCACGATATTGCGATTATCGCGCCAGCGCTCAATGGCCTTATCTACCGTCACATTGCTTGTGGTGGTATTCTCTGGCGCTACTTTCAGCAACACCGTCTGAAACGCAACGTAAAGGCGCTTGGCGTGCTTGTTCTCTAGCGCCTCGCGTTCAGCGTCGCTACCATCCGCCCCCGGCATATCGTCGTCACGGGTAGCTTTCCCAGTCACGAAAAAATTTTCTTCAGGTGCGACCCCCTGGCGCACTTCGGCGTAGATGCTCTCTAATTCGCCTTGCGTGAGGTAGGCTGCTTTGAATGCTGACCAGTGGCGATCTGCCTTGCGCTTGAGCCACTTGCGATAGGCTTTAGCTTCCTGCTGGCGCATATCGTCGCCAACTTCTAAAGCCTGGTCGGGCGGCGCGTCCTGCGTCGGCTCATCTTGTGGCGCCATCAGTTGCCGGGGTTGCGCAACAGTGATGGTGTTTTCCACTGGCAGTAAATCGGTCGGCAACCCCATCAGGGTAAACATCGCTTCTACCGGCACGCCCAGCGCCTTGCCGGCGGCGATGGCCTCGAATTTGGCTTTATACTCTGATGGCGGCGGCTGTGGCAACGGTGGCAATCCCAGCCCCGCACGCGCCTCTTCACGCGTCACAATGCCAGCCGTAACCTGATACTGGTAGACTTGCGACAATTGTGTCTGTTGGCTACTCGTGTCCGGTTGAGCGGGTGCCGATTGCACCGGCTCTGACAATAATCGTTCACCGCGTCCATCGGCCAGTGGCATCAAGTTGTAATACGTCTGCCGCAACTCATCAATTGTTTGCAGTCGTTCAGCGGCGCTTTGCTCGGCTAATTGCATTCCACGATCAGCGATGCGCACGTCCTGGAACGTTCCGATAAGATTTTCGCCATAGAGAGGTAGAACATCATTCGTGATTTTCTCGGCAATGGCAACACACGCCGGCCATACACCATACTCTTTTAATGTCGCCTTGCCCGCTTTGCTGTTGGCCTCGGTGGCATTGACAGCCAGCACAGATGCCAGCCCAGGCGCGTAGATGCCAAAAATCTCTTCCTTGTTTTTCTCGCGTCCCGCCAAAAACTCCATATCGCGTTGCGACAACGCCATGTTGATCCACTGGACGCCGCCTTTGCCGACATTGCGCAGCATCATCATTTGGCGACGGACACCGCCGTGCTTGCTATTGACATCCGCCTTAATCTTCTCCCAGGCGTCGTTTTCGATGGCGTCAGCAAATGCCAGCGCCCCCGGCGCCTTCGCGTTATCCTTGTCGAAATAGTTAGTGTTCCACTTCTGCATCGCCATGTCACCAGTGGCAACAGTCGCCAAAGCCTCGATGGGCGACAACCCCCAAAACGGATTCGTGGGGTTGAATCGCTTAAAATGCACAACTTCGTGCGGCTGTAAAATAATTTCAGTTCCGTCATTTTCGTAGACATAGCCGCGAATGAACATGCGGCCATCGGGAATAGGCTTTACCATGTGCGTGGGAATCACCCAAATCTCGTCCGGTTCTGCTGTCTCGCTGGTCTTATTCAGCCACCAGAAGGCATTACCAGTAAGACGGTAATAACTGGCGGTAGCCTCCAAAAACTCAAAGCGCGACATTGACGGGTTGGGGTGGCGCAATCGCAACTCGAACGGGTGATTGACGATGTGTTCGGTTTTTTCCTGCTTCAACTCGGCAACATCGAACGCCGTCAGCGCAACGTCCTGCGCAACGACGGAGATCGCCATTTGTACCCAGGACAGCCGATTATACAAATCGCTCTGCGCCTGTGGCAGCGTCCGATCCGGAATGTTGTATTGCTCACTGTCCGCCATGACACGCAGCCAGTCCGCCTGCACACGGTCGTCGGCCTTGCGATACCCAAACCGCTCTGCAATTCTATCGATGATGCCCATACGCCGCCTTTTTTAATTGCTTGCCCGTTGGCAATGGTTCCATGCCCATCGCCTTGCGCCAGTATTGCGCCATGCTCATGGATAGCCGGTAGGCCGTCTCCGCGTCGCCGGCTGAAATCGCCACCATATCGCACGGTTGCCCGTCTATGCTGTGAATACGCATGACGCCGTTTGCGTCCACGCTTGCCTGTAGTGTGATAGTCTGCATTACGCTCCTACGCAAAATCAACCAGGGCCGCTGCATCAACAACTCTGAATATATGGTCAGGCGCCGCCGCCAAAACAAATCCGTCGCCATCATCCGGCGACCGCCCACCGTGACGCTTGCGAAAAATGTCTTTATCCTCAAGCTTGCGCACCGTCCGCCCGGCCTTGCCAACAAACTCAAATAACCGGTCGGTAAGGTCCTCCTCTAATAATGGCGACGGATTGACAACGACATACCCTAGCAGTGTTTCGGCGGCTTCGGCGTACATTTCCGTTGCTAGATTGGCATACTTTTCTTCATTCCGTGGCAACCCGCCAAAATTAGCTTCGACTAGGCGAATGGTCTCAAACATTGCCCTGAATGCAAGATCTCGCCGCAACGGGTCAATGATACCGCCCGCAAAGCCGCCACCGCCATCAACACGCAGGTCAAGCCGCCTAGCGCCTTGCGTCACCAGCCACTCACACAGAACGAATAACGAATCACGATAAGCGTTGGTGTCCTGCCCCTGAATAGCAGCGTGCCGCCAGATGCGTCCATTGTGGCGACAATAGATCGTGCCGGCATCTGTACCATAGCGGGCAGCGTCAATGCCGATTCGTGCAACCTCTGGCTCAATTGACGTAGCTGGGCGCTTACAGGCCACCTCGTAACGCCCAGCCGTGACGAATGCCCGTTCGGACAAGTTAGCCGGCGCCACCCCTAGCACACGGAACATGCACTCCGCATCGGGCTTGTAAATCACACCTGGTCGCCACGGTAACTCAAACGTGTGGTGATCAGCGCTGTGTTCGGTCACAGTCTCGCAATGCTCACGCGTCATGTTCTCGACATACTCACGCCGCACGGCTCCCGGCACAATTTCCCGGTCGGCTAACACGTTGGGATGCCACACGCACGAGATCTGAAAGTTGGCTACATCGGGCCGGCTACGCTGCTTGTAAAACTTGCTGGTGCGCGTGCGGGGATTTGCCAGCATCAACACAATGGCAATACCGCCGCTTGTCATGGATTCGATGGCGTCGAATACGAAGTCAGCCACGCCCTCCGCCTCATCAACAATGAACATGAGGTACTTACCATGTTGGCCCTGTACCCGCTCCGTGCCTTTGCCGTGGTTGTCGCTGGTAGCACGCCCCTTAGCGAAGTGGTTGCCGCTCAGTTTTAGCTCTGGCACTTCCAGCACACGTCCAGGCAAAGCGGCAACACGCCGGTCGGTTCGGATCTCCTTCCAAAGTAGATCGTTGATCTGCTCATAGGATGGCGCAAAACTGTAAATGATAGCCGGCGGACAAGTGTCAAAGAAGTGGGAGAAGATACCAGAGGCGCATTTACTTTTACCTATGGTATGGCCTGCTTCAACCCGTATCCGGTTCTTAATCACCTGGCCGGGTGTCCAGTATTGCAACTGGTCAGCGGTACAGGTGCCTTGCTCGTAGTCGTAACGCTCATGTAGTTGGCGCAAAGCAAGCTCATACGCTTGCACCACCTCCACCTGGCCCGGGTGATCAGCGTCACCGGCCCACGGATGCCAGCCGAGTTTATCGGTGATATAGCGCAGCGGCTTAAAGCGGTATTGCTCGAATCGATTTTTGCCGGATATGCCACGACGACGGCGCTCTTTTTCAATTTTGACTTTAAGCAGGAGACTGTCCACGGCGCGTCACTTGCTCTAAAGGTTCGCCCGCCTCTAGTCGGTCTAATTGTTCGTCGGTAAGCTCAGATAGGTTAACGTTGAGATTCTGCTGCTTCACCGGCGCATCCAATCCCAGCAGCTTGCACCGGCGTTCGATGCACGACATCACGCCGGCGAGAAAGGCGGGGTTGCCGTCGCGCTGCTCTCTCTCCATTGTCGCCCTGACAACGTTGGGCTTGCCGTCCTTGCTCTTGCCGTCGCTCTCCTGGCGCGCCCTGGTGCGTTCGTTTTTCGACTGCTCCCATGCCGCCCAATATTCCCGCTCTAAAATGTCCAGGCGCTCCAACTCCCGTTGCTTTGCCTCATTCATGTCCATAATGGACGATTCACGCCACCGTTGCTGAATCAGTTTCAGATCGTGATTAACCTGCCCCTGTGACACGCCAACCACCTCAGCAATGTCGCGCTGCGTGCGGCCTTGCAGGTATAAGCGCGTGATCTGGACTAAGTCTTCCTCACGCTGGAATGGTGTTCGTTTTCGTGCTGCCATATCAACCTTAAAGAAATCGACTTTTCTTACGAGTTTCGCCCCAAACTGTAGACAAGGGCGCTCCCTTGTGATATACTATCTACAGGAGGTACACAGATGCAAGTTCGTAAATCAATCAAGTTATCCGCCGACCTTTGGCGAAAGCTTGAAGCCATCGCCGCCGATGTCCAGGCCATTGCGCCACCTGGACAGGGAACCGGACAGCCGTCTTGGCGCTCACTGTTTAGCGAGATTGCAAAAGGCAATCTTATTGTTACACGAAAGGAACAAACTCATGACCAATCTCAAGACTCGAACCTATGAACTCGAAGACAACGGTTGGAGCGTCAAAGGTTGCTCCATTGTCTACGCTCCTCGCGGTCAAGCTGGCGAATATGCCAAGCTTGCGACGAACCCTTACCGCGGATGCGGCCATGCCTGCGCTTATTGTTATGTTCCGAAGGTTCTCAAAATGGATCGCCCCACCTTCGACGCTGGCGCATTCCCTCGCACTGACTTTCTCGACGCCTTACGCAAGGACGCCCGCAAGTATCAGGCGCTTGGCATTACTGAACAGGTTATGCTCAGTTTCACCACTGACCCCTATCACCCCGGCAACAACTCGCTGACCCGTGACGTGTTGACCACGTTGCAGAGCTACGGACTTGGCGTCTGTACGCTGACCAAAGGTGGCAGTCGGTCGATTCGTGACATTGACATCTTTCGCCCTGACCGTGACGCCTTTGCCAGTACCTTGACCACACTTGACGACGATTTTAGCCGCAAGTGGGAGCGGGGCGCCCAACTCCCCGGCGACCGTATCGCAACGCTTAAGCGCTTTCACGACGCTGGGATCTTTACTTGGGTCAGCCTGGAACCGACACTCAACACCGAATCCAGTTTGGCAATTATCGAACACACACACGAGTTTGTTGACCTGTACAAAATCGGTCGGGCCAACTACCTGCCCATGACCAACACGACCGATTGGGAATCGTACACCCACCGCATTTTGGAAATGGTCAACCGGCTTGGCGTCAAGCATTACATTAAAAAGGATCTTCAGCCCTTTTTACCCGCTGGTTACTACAACCCGAAATATATCAACCAGCATCACGGTTAAATAGTCCAGCATAGTGCGTCATTTGTTGCGCATGTCCACAATAGTATCCGGCCCAGCGAGTCAGCGTATAGCCACGTTGACTCGCTTTTTCTTGCAGCAATTCTTTGCATATTTCCAAGTAGTTGGCATACAGCGTATTGTTGCCGTAGACGCTGACCACATCCCGCAAGCTCTCCACTTTCCAACCGCCATTCATCTCGAGTCCCTGCCGTAGACCGTCATTAACGACAATTGCCAACGTTGGCGGAAACGGGCGGTCGCTCAGGAAGAAGGCGTCAAGCACCGGCCACGGCGCGCCATAGGGATCGCAATCCAGGAAGTTAACCGGCAAGTGAGAACCCACACCAGCCGCCAACGCCATCTCGCAATCACATTCATAGACGGCCCAGGCTGGCCGCTGTACGGCAAGAACCTTAGTCTTATCAGCATCCTTTTCAAAAACAACACCCTGCGCAATGTCCATATAGCATTGATTCCAGATCGCGCCGTAGCCGCCGTGTGTTTCCATTACTACTGGATTATCGACCAGCTTTAGCAAATTGCGGCGCAGTGAAGTCTTCAAAAGATACGTCGAATTGTCCTTCTTCTTCCTCGTCGTCATGTTGCTCCAAATAGAATCGACAAATGGTCATGATTGCTTCACCGCGATTGCGCAAGCCAGTCGCTAGAATCGCCTTTTCAAAATCGGCTATTTCGTCGGCGTAAATTACCGGCTTGATTTGCTTGCGCTTGTCGCCCAACATCCGGTCAGCACTGGCAGCACTGCTCTCTTCAATGGCGGTAGACTGAGCCGCTTCGATAATGGCGGCAATGTCATCAAAGCCCCAGGAAACTAAGTCTTCCTCAATCCCCCAGTTGGCGAGTTCTTCCCAGCTCCAGTCACCAGCCGCGCCTTTGTGTAGATACACCGTCAACTGTTGCCGCTCGCGTTCGGTCAATTCCCGGCTGGCAACGCGCACGTCAACTTCGTAATCCATGCCATATTGACCAGCAAGGACGGACAATCTTTGATGCCCATTTAGCACAGAATTAAACGGATCAATCGCCAGCGTCTCCACTTGCCCGAACGTTTCCACGCTATCGATCAGCCGTTCGGCTTGCTTCTGCTTGATCGTGCGCGGGTTGTGTTCCCACGGGATGAGGTCGGCAAGCTTGCGCCGCTCGTTTGTCCAGGTGATGGATTGTGTCTTCTTCTTCGCCATTATTCTACCGCCCACATGTCAAAATTAAATGAAAAATCACCGTCAAGCGAGAAGTCATTGTCAACATCAGCACCCAGCGTCAGGGCGTTGAATGCCTCTGTAATTTTTTTGTGCGACACGGACAAGCCCGCCGGAACACGCTGATAAAGGTCATTGACAACAGCATTAAAAAAATCATAAATCAGCGGATCGTCATCCAAATCGAATTGTTCCAAGCGCGGATTACGATTAAAGTTCATGCTAGTACGAATTGTAATCCGCCAGTCACCCGCAGCAATTAAAGCGAACTTGGCGTGTGTCTTGGTTTGGCGAATTGAATCAGCGCCCAACGCCCGCAATTCGTCAACGTATTGCGGGTGACGAGTGACAAAGGATCGGTCAACCAGCAGCCGAAATTTTGATAACCGGTGGTGGCGGATAAGCTCCGCCACGCTATCTATTTCACGTTTCCCCGGCGTCCATGTGCTAACCGTTAAATCGGCCACACCCACCTGGGGGAGTACGGCATCGATAATATCTAGCAACGAGAACTGACCGCGATTGATACCGACAACACGACACCCCGGCGTCAGTACGCCCACGGCATCATAGGCGCTACCGGACGGGGCCGCGCTGAGTTTTGCCGCCCTTTGCCCTGGTCGCACCGACGATTTTGCTGTTCTAACGCCCATGCCTACCTTCTCACTTCATACGCAATCAACACCGCCAGCAGCGTCAACAGTAGCAACGCTGCGACGGTTTCCAGGTTCATCGTTTCGCGCCCATAGCGGCGGCCATCTCGTCCAACGTCGCCTGGTTGGCGGCTTGGTGTTCGGCCCAGGTGTAATCCTGCCGAATCTGCGCACCAATGCTCTCTACGCTATACACCACCGGAATACCGCGCCGCCTTGCCTCTGCCACCTCCGCATCAGCACCTTTCGACTCACCGGGAAGCCGTACAACCAAATCTGCCACACTCACCATTGTCATGCACCATTGCATCCAACGTTCGTAGCTGGCGGGGTGGCGCTCGTCAATGTAGTGACTCAGCAACGGCGCAATCGGCTGGTGGCCGGCGTCACGCAACGCAGCGAAGGCGTCAATCTGCACATTGACGGCAGCTTGCTTGTCGGCGTAGCCGCTGTAGGGCGATGCGATGTAGATGATCATGGCCTATACCCCGTCCACATAGTAATCTATATCGTAATTCATTGCCAGCGACGCGGACAGGTTGACGAACACGGCCTCGTTTGCGCCGCAGTAGACGCGCTTATCTGTCTCATTTTCGCCGCTCAAGTCCTCGACAATGCCCTGCGCTTTTGTCGCCATAAAGAAGCGCTTGAGCGATGTGCTACCGGATTTGAGCAACACCACCTGATCGCCGTCCACTTCCGCCTGGATACGCCAACCGTAAATCACAATGCGCAAACCCGCGCCAGGGGCGGCAATGACGGCGGTGCCGTCGCCACTTGTGTTGCGTGTACCAAATGCTCGTGCCATGTTATGCTCCTGGCAAATTGAACGGAATCACGACGCCACCGAGACTAAATTCGCTGAACGTGCCACCGCTGTATGTCGAGAACAATCCGTACCGCGTGTTGTTGATGATGCCCGCATCGCTCACAGTCTGGTTGGTTCCGCGTTGCGTGCCGTTATACCAAAGCTGAAATGTGTTGCCTGACGGTCGGCGGATCTCGATTTGGGCATTGGCGGTAAAGGCCACGGTCGTAGTAATGAGATTTGTATATGTGCCTGCGACGCATTTATCCAATAGAACGCTAGTTCCATTGTGATAGGCGTTCAAGAAGTTTTTCGGGTTGCTGGCGCTGTCCAGTAGCGCCACGACGCCAGATTGCGTGCCGGTGGTCAGCGTGGCGATTTTGGCCGCGGCGGTCTGGTTGGACGATGCGCCGGTGATGGTGGCGAAGAGGGTGGGCAGAGAGATCGCCTTTAGGCTGGCATCATCCAGATAAATTGTCCGACCATTCGAAATGCCAGAAGTGCGGCCTAGCAGATAGTAATTGGCCCCAGTGGCTCGATGTGTCGATGCCCGCTCTGCCCATGTAGTCCCGCTGGACAGAAAAATTTCGGAGACTCCGGCCAACCCTACCACGAACTGAGTGGGTAGGTCAGATTGGACAAATACAGAGGACCGATACCAGCCGCCAGCAACTGTTCCGCCGAGCCTGGCGATCTGCGCCAGATCGCCCCCGACTGAAATATTGAGGCGACACGCATACGTGCCTCCATGAATCGTGGTGGATTCGCGGTTGACCGTGCTTGTCCCCGCGATGAATTCGTCCCAACTAGTTAAATTGGTGGCACTTGTCCAATTCTCCAACCCACCATCGATCAGCAACTCACTGCCCAGCGTCGGCACATTGTACGCATTGCCCCCGCTCACGGCCCACGTCGCCCCCGCCCAGGCCGGCAACGCCACGCCACCCTGCGCAAACATCGGTAAAAATCCATTGCCTAGCATCAGTTGAGCGCCTCCTGCACATCCGCAGCGCTCACGACTCCCAGCCCCAGCGTCATGGCGATGCTGTCGCCGGGGATCGTCGCCGTCCAGGCCGGATCGGGTTCGGTTGCCTGCATGAGCGCCGTCAGCGCAGCAAGGCTCTGCTGACTCAGATCAGGCGCCGCAATCGCCATATACATTTGTAGCGCAACGCGGTCGCCAGCCTCAGCGGACTTCTGTACATCATCCCGATAGCCAGGGATCATGTACAATGCTCGCGCCTCCGCCGGCGTGATTGCGCCGAATAGGTCGCGGATGCCCAGGCGCTTGGCAACCTGCTGCTGTTGCGCCGGATTCGCCACCGGTGGCCGCTCATTGAAAAGCGCCGCAACAGCAGGGTAATTGTCGCCCAGCGCCTGCATGGCGGTGTTGCCGTTGATTTCCGCTTTGATAATGTCTTTCCGTGCCATGAGTTAGCCTCCAACTATCAACAATTTCGGCAACCGCGACAAATCGGCGGCTTGCTTGTCGGCGCGCTTGCTGTAGGGCGATGCGGTGTAGATAATCAAGTCCTCACTGCTCCCCGACAATAACGTAGATTGTGCGGTCATCGGTGCGCCCCGCCGATGTGGTGACACGGCAAGTCACGCTGTACCGTGCGCCAACTGAACCGCCAGACAGCCACACCACAACCGCCGTTGCCGTGTCCACCAGGGCGCTACTCTGCACCGTGATGCCATCGGCGGCAACAATGGTGTGGCCGGTGATGATTTCGCTGGCCGCCAGATAGTCACTCGTGCCATTGCCGTTAGTGGCGGCTTTCCAGTCGAAACGATAGTCGAGGATGGCGTTTGGATCTTTCGTAAAATTCATTGCAGCCTCACTGGATAGACTCGCGACTGTCGGGTAATTGCCAGCACCCGCAACTGGCGGAAAATGGCATAGATACGCGCCGCCGGTGTCACGATGCTAACCGGCGTATAGGGCAGATACAGCCCCAAGAAAATAGCACGGTCATCCTTGCCAATCGTACCATCGGCGGGCGGCAGCATGACCACGGAGCGCCCTAGGGCGGCACGGCGTTTTAGTACAGTGTCCATTATGACCACTCCCCGCGGGTCATTGTCGTGCCATCATCGCTCACGGTGCTTGTCCCAATGCTGGCGCTATCCGCATCGTTGCGCAGCGTCTGCGTGGTGGCGTTCTGCGTGATCTTGTTGCGCGCCAGGGCGAACAGCCATTGAATCTTCGCCACCAGGGTTGACGTAGCCGCAGGGACGGCGGACGGTTCCGCGAACGTATCCACGTTCAGCACGTCCAGCACTTCGGCGTTGACACGTCCACGCGCCGTGGCACCAAGATCGTTGACCGTGCCGACTGTGACAGCGCTTTGGTCAGCGGCAAGGCTGTAGCCGGTTTTGCTGCCACTGGCGACCACAACGCCATCAGTACCGGTGTCGGCCAGAATAGCGGCCACGTTGTTGGTAATCGTCGTCAACGCGCCACCGTTGGGCAGCGCGTCGGTTACGGTTTTGATGGCTGCTACCTCAGTATCCACCGCCGCCAGAATCGCGGCAACCTCGGTGTCGAGATAACCGGTAATCGTCGTCAATGTCGCTTCGTTGGCGGGTAATGCGGGTAGGTTGTCAGTTTTCGCCTTGATAGCCGCCACTTCGGTGTCAACATACGCTGTCAATGTCGCCAGGTTGGTAGCACTGGCAACTGCTGTCAAGCCCGCTCCGGCAGCGCCAATCTGCGTTTGTAGGTCGTTGGTGTCGGTCTGAATACTGGCGGTTTCGGCTTTTATGGCGGCAATGTCAGCGCTTACGCTTGCACCGGCGGGCGTGCCGAGTTTCGCTAGTTGCGTGCTGTTGCTATCCATCTCCGTTCGCACATTAGCGGCCGTGTGACTGCTTCGGCTGCTAATCGTGGCATTGATGTTGTCGGCCAATAGCTTGCCGATGCTGCCAACAGTGGTCAGCGCACTTGTCAACGCATCCCAGATGGCTTGTACACCTGCGCTGCTTAGGCTGTAGCCGGTTTTGTCATTGTTGGTCGTTACCGTTACCCCAGACGCTACGCTACCCACGGCGCCGGTCACGCTGGCAATGGTCACGTCGCTGGCAACCTTGTCGTCCGTGATGGCATTGGCGGCAATAGCCGTACCCGTGATAACACCCGCCGCCAAGCCATTGACGGTTGTGACATTCGTCACGGTCGGGATCACGTTGTTTGTGCCAGCGTAACCTGTGCCGTCAAAAAACGATTCAGCGTTGTCGGCTGCGGTGGCGTCCGACGAAATGGCGCCCACGTTGGCGTCAACGCGCCCGCCAACCAGCGCCGCCGGAATACGGGATTGAATGTCTTGCGTGTCTGCCTCCACATCGGTGGCAGTTTTAACGGTCGTGCCAGATAGATTGACGGTCGTTGTTGGGCTGCCGATGTTCGCCCAATCGATGCCAACCTCGCCGCCTGTCGTTACGTCGATACCACGGCCCGATGTGGTTGGATAGGCGAGATCATCAATCTGGCGCGCCGCTGTTTGAATGTTGACAATCAGATCTCGCCACTCGGCCCCGGCCGCATCGCTGGCGATGACCGTCACATTGTCGGCGCTCATCTCGGTGGCCGACAGCGTGATTTTGACCATCTTGCCAGATGCCGGGGTGACGGTTGGCAACGTGGTTAAGTTGGCAAGAGTTCCGCCATCCTTGCTAATCTTGAAATCGCCCGCGGCTACCGTTGGATTGCTCTGGAACGCGCCAGCCGTGGCAACCGAATCAAGGCCCACATAAAAAATGTATTCGGCGCCATACTTCGCCGGCACGTATGACGCCATTAGCTACCCCCAACAACCAATTTGAGTTGTTCCTGCAGCGCGGCCTTAGCGTTGTTGACCGCCGTGATCGCCGCTTGCTTGGCCGCTACCGCCGCGTCTAGTTCATCTTGCAGCGTTTCAATCTGCGCATTCGCCGCGCTGATCTTGGTGGTGATACCGCCGATGGTCACGATGGCCGCCAGGTCTGCCGGTCGCAGCCCGTTGGCGATAGCCGCGCCCACCATTGCGCCAATGTATTCAGCGATCTGTTCCTGTGTTGCCATGATGTGTATCCTCCGAAATATATCTACATGCAGCCGGTTGCCGCGCTATGTCACTGTCGTCCATGATAGCCCGTACCGCGTCGCCATGTCCGCGCCGATGGTGTTGTGGTTGGTGGTGCTGATGGCGACGTTGAGAATTATTAAATCTGTCATGTTGCCCGCAAACGCGTCTACACTATAGTTTGCAAAGCGCCCAATCGCTAGCGCCTCTGTGCCGCTGATGGCGGGGGTGGTAGTCGCATGTCCCGTTGATGCCGCAGAAGTGCCGTTTCGATAAATTTCCGATGTTGTGTTAATCGCGCCAGCAAGTTTTTTGTAGCTATGCACGTACCACGTAGTATTTGATGGTGCTGTCATCATGAAATTTTGGTTGCCAGCGTATGCGAAAGCTCGCAAACCGGACGTTCCATCGACATAACCAGCAGATTGCAAACCGACGCCGGTGTTCCCCCATCCGAACAGGTTCCCCAATGCATTATTTGATTTTTGCGCAACACAGATGGTCGTAAATGCCGGATTACCAGACAGACTGGCATTCGTGCCAAAACTCGTTGCCGTGGTCAGCACATCGTTGCTGCCATCAAAGGTTAAAGCCGGCTTACTATTTACGGCTGACAGCGCAATCGACGGCTGACTCTGCGCCGTCGTCTGCGTCGCATCTCGCCCATTGCCGCTCTGGTCATACCACGTTTTGACGAATCCACTACCGCCACCAACGAACGCACTAAACGCAGCGCTGTCAAACTCGCCACCGCCATCAAAACCAATATCTTGCTCAGTCGAATCAGACGAACGCCGCACGCGCACGGCGCTCCCGGCGTAGGCGCTCCGCAACTTGCGCAGACTGTACGCCGCGGCCACGTTGCTGATACCGTCAAGGACGCCGGATGCCGCCGCAGCAGCAGCCACCCGTGGCGACCACACCTGTACGCCAGGCGACGGAATCACCACCCGTTGCCCCGGTCGAAAGATTGTCACGCCCATAGCGCGTACACCCCATAGCTAACGGCGCCAACCAGCGCCAAACAGTACACGCCCAGCCAGGTCATTGCAGCAATCCTGGCAACCATGCCAGATCCACGCCTTGCCACAATGCCAGGCCGATCAACGACGCCACGCCGACGATCATTGCAATGCGGGTTGGCGTGTCTGCCGTCCGCCACGCGTCTCGAAGTAGTTGCATTTTTGCCTCCAACTGAGAATCATTCTAACTAACGATAGTATAGCACAGGTTTTCGGAAAGTTCAATGGGTAACTACAATGTAATTACAGGCTAAAATACTGCTTTCCGATCATCGCCTTGTAATCCGGCGTAAACAGTACCGGCTCAATCTGCACGGCCCCATCACGCACAACGAACAGCGTAACGCCTTGCACCCAATCTGGATCAACCATGTATTCTGGGTCGAGCGTACACATGCAAGGCGTCTCCTGACCTACGCTATAACCTGTGCCGATGCGTGTCTGAAAGCGGCCCGCTCTATGCACATGGCCGGTAATGGTAGAGATGCTGTAGCGCCGTTGCTCCTGTTCCAACCGTGCCGTGTAGCCCGCCCACTTGCTGACGCGGGTGCCATGCGTGACTTCCAACACATGGCCGAACCGTACCCGCAATTCGGCGTACTCTATCCCGTAGCGGCGCAACTGCATCAACTCTGGCAACTCAAGCGCTGCAATCCCAAATAGATCGGGATTCGCCCAGAGCTTGCGCCGTAGTCGGTCTTCGTGGTTCCCCGGCACTTTGATTTTGCGTGCCTTGCCCAATGCCGCATTTAGTGGAGCAACGCATTCGACATGCCACGTATCAATCTCGTCTTGCGTTCTGGCGGTGCGATTCGGGTTTTTGTCGAAGCGGCTCAACTGGTAGAAATCCACGTCATCGCCGTTGTAAATCGCTACGTCCGGTTGCCACCACTTCGCAATCTTGGCAGCCAGGGCGATGGCGTTGCGGTCATGGTAGGGCGCATGAATGTCGCTGAACACAATGCCGCTCACGTTGCCATTGACGGTGATGGTGCGTTGATATTCCCGCGCCGCCGTCCCCAGCTTCTTACGGATGCGCTCACGTTGCTCAGGGTTGCGGTTGAACAGCCCACGCCACGCGGCGCTCGTCAGGTCAATGTCAAAGGCGTCATTGACGGCTCTGCCAACGTTGGCGAGTGTGTCAAATCGTGGCGCCAGTTCAAGCGCCTTTGCAAACAGCTCTGTGTTATCTCTCTGTGGTTCGGTGTCGGCTGCGATGTCGTGAGCGGTGTTCTGCTCAGTCATCATTGATTATGCCCTCAATCTCCGCCACAAATGCCACGCGTGAAAAATTAAAGCCGCCAGTAACATAAATCGGGTGGCAACAATCCAAGCGCGAAGATCCTCAATGTCGAGTACCGGATCGGTGCCGGTTGTCAGTACCAGTAACACCATCGTGGCAAATTCGGCAAAGAAGCATAGCGCCTGTGATAGCGCCACGTTGGTGCGTCGCCGCATGGCCCAGAACAGGAGAGATAGCCCAGCCACCAACAGAAACGCTGCGGCCAGAATGGGGTAGAGGATGCTCATAATCAAGCGAATGTCCATATTACCCCCCCATCGCCATCAAAACATACAGCCCATAGCCCAGTAGCAGCGCAATGACAACCAGCGCCGCAACAATCCGGTTTGACTGGCGTTCGCTCAGTAATGGCTTTGCTACATTCCCGGCGCGCTCAATTTGCTCCACGCGCCTGGTGAGTAGGATAATCTCCATTTTTGTGCGCTGCTCACTGAGCGCTATTTCGTTCTGTAGTGCATAGATCGCCTTCGTCAAATCTTGCATTTGAGTAGCCAGCCGATCATCAATACGTTCCTCTCGCATGGTATTTTTCTCCCCTATACTGCTAGGAAAATAGCGCAGAGGCGTTGTACCGGCTGGTGCCGCCGAACGAACAGCCCGCAATATGTTTCCGACATTCAAGTAATTGCGCGCCACCAGGGACGCGGTACGCCATGCTGCGATGTCGGCAATCTCGGTGATGTAGGCGTAGCAATCGTGTGCGTAAATGGTCTGTAGCCGGTTAACAAACAGCCCGGATTCGCACGAGTTAAAAAAGCTCCACTCGACGTTGGCGCTGGACAGGTATTGCGCCAGCGCGTCAACCGGCAACAGATAGTCGTTCGATAGCAGTAGGCCACGTTCCGAAGCGTGACCGGCAAACCAAAAGCCCTCTACATCGTCGGTAAGCGCATTCTGTAGCGTCGCTTCGGACACGTCACCTTGTACCAAAATCGGACGGTGGAAGCAGCTTACAATGGCGGCTACTTCGTTGTCCAGCGTTGTCAGTGCCGGTTGACGTGGGGCGACAATGAGGATGCTCATTTGCCGCATTCTTTCATCAAATCCGCCACCCGTCGCGACCATGCCGCCCCGTACAATCGCCACCCGTCGATCTTGGTGTAGAACTCTAACCGCAATGCTAGGTAGCGGTAAGCGCTGCTCTCCGACTGCTGTAGCCACCGTTGCGCCTTGCCGACGCCCGCATTGACGGCACTATCGAACACAACCAGATTGAGCGGCCAGGGCAACTTGTCAGCGCCGGAACGTTGCCAGTAATCACGTTCGTAAATTTGCACGGCTTGCTCTTTGGTTAGGTTGACAATATCCACGGTTGGATAACTGCCGGCGCTGATACCAAACTTTGTGCCTTTGAATTCACCGACGCCCACTTTGCCACCGGTGTAATTGCCTGGATCGTTCTTGTCGGCGGAAAAACCACCCTCCCAGCGCAAAACGAATTCGATAGCCTTTTGCCAGTCGGTGCGTTGATCCTGCGTTGATTCAATGCTGATCGTCGGCTTGGCACGACTCACCCATGTCGCCAACATCCAGCCGGTTAGCGCGCCGTAGGCGACTTGCAGCCAGCCGTCACGCTGGCCGGTGACAGTGACTTTTTCACCGGTCACAACCTCGGCCCGCACATTGCTATTTGTATCAGGTTCCGCACGGAGCCGCAGAAAAGGCGATGCGGTGACATAACCTGTCCACTGCTCTGGCGCTGGCAACACTTGTGGCTGTGCCTCTCGCCATTGATAGCCAAGCGCGACGGCGGCGCGTAGGTCGTCATGCGCCTGGTTGCATTGCGACATATCCCACCGGCTATCGTGGCGCGCCCAACGGAACAACGCAACGCAGCGGATCTGCTGGTTTCCCGGTTTGGCGTTCCATTGCTCAATCTGTTGATACAGCGCTTGCACCCACCCCGCCTGATAGGTTGCCCACGGCTGATTACCGTTGGCCTCCGTCACCATGACAGGTAAGTGGCGCATATATAGCGGGATTGCCGCCATGAACTCCCAAAGCGTCTCCCAACCGCTGTAATGATGATTCCACGGCGCATCCATCACGGCGCCAGTTACAAACGCACTAGGCGCATAACCGCGCGTGTAGGCGTGCAGGCAGATCCAGTCCACCAGGCCGTCAAGCGTCAGTAACATTTGGCGAAGCTGCAAAATCCAGTCCCGCGCATCCGGCGTCGAAGCATTCCACGGCGCAACAGCCTGCGGTGCAATCTTGACGTGCGGCGCAACGGCCTTGATTGCCTTGTAGCATTGCCGGTAGCAATCCAGATAACTGGCGAGGCTGATAGGCTGGTTGGTCGGCCATTCCCACTCAAGCGCGATTTCGTTGCCTATCACCAGCCACTCAACGCCTCGGCTTGCGGCAACCCAGGCGGCGCACTTCTGCGCAAATTCGGCGTAGCGGTCGGGGGTGGGGATTGTACCCGCGGGGGCGTAGCCGTTGTTGATCCTGACGATTACGCCCAGCCCCTGATCGGCGTAGCGCCGGTAATCGCCTGGTTGGCTATCGGCGGTTTCGGTAAACACAACCCAGCCGCGTCTGCTGAGGAGGTGTTCGCCGCCGGGATCATGGATGCCGTACAAAAACTTAGAGGTTGACATTTTCACCTTCCCACGGTGCGGCGATTGGCCCCCACCATCGTCCGATATG